TGCAGAGGAAGCAGTGTCCAACAGAATGCTCCTAGAATCGATTAAAAGCACCCTAGGATCGCATGAAAACTACGGGGTAGGGGCTGAGATAGCCCTACAGGAAATAAAGGCTCAAATGAGGGGTTTTAAATGAATGTTTACACCAGCGACATGATGCAATAATGTGTCGCAAAACCTTAGGAAAAACGACATGATCCACGAAACAACCTCAGAATTCGTTAGGCACATTGCCTGTGAACACTGTGGCTCCTCTGACGCTAATGCTCTCTACTCAGATGGGCACACCTACTGCTTTGCCTGCGGGGTGATAGAATCTGAAAACATAACCAACCATTTTTTTAAACCAAAGCCAGAAATGAAAACTGAAGGCGAAGTTAAACCGATTCCAGACCGAGGGATCACCAGGGACACCTGCGAGCACTACAAGGTCACTCAGACAGGTCAGAAGCATATCTATCCATATGCTGATGAGTCTGGGGCTTATGTGGCCTCCAAGGTGCGTACAGTGGCTAACAAGACCTTCTCGGTGGAGGGACATTGGGGTAAATCTACCCTGTTCGGTCAATCCCTGTTCCACAAGGGAGGCAAGTACGTCACGCTAGTAGAAGGTGAATTGGACGCACTAGCGGCTTTCCAGATGCTGGGCAGCAAGTGGCCTGTGGTGTCCATCAAGAACGGCGCTCAGAGTGCCCTGAAGGACTGCAAGGCTAACTTTGAATGGTTGGATTCCTTTGATAGCGTGGTGATCTGCTTTGATGCTGATGAGCCTGGGAAGAAGGCAGCAGAGGAGGTAGCTGAACTGTTTGGTGTTAAGGCCAAGATTGTTAAACATATTCAGAACTGTAAGGATGCCTGTGATTATCTTAAATCTGGTGAAACGAAGTCTTTTGTTGATTCTTGGTGGAAGGCTGAGACGTATGTCCCTGACGGAATTGTTGCTGCCTCGTCACTCTGGGATGAAGTAAGCAAACCAGAGCAACCTGCGGAGGCTCTGTATCCCTTCAAGGGACTGAATTCTCTGCTGTATGGGTTCCGTCCTGCTGAACTCGTTACAGTCACCGCAGGCTCTGGACTGGGTAAGAGTCAATTCTTGCGAGAGATCCTCTACCATATCCTGAACACCACGAAGTGGAACATCGGGGGCATGTTCTTAGAGGAATCTGTGCGGAAGACTGCTAGGAGCATTATGAGTCTCAGAGCTAACAAGTTACTGCACCTGCCCGACACCAAAGTATCAACAGAGGAGTTACATGATGCTTTCCAGCATACTCTTGGGACTGATCGTATTTATCTTTTTGACCATTTCGGTAGCACTTCTGCTGACAACATTATTAATCGCATCCGGTACATGGCAAAGGCTTGTGATTGTCGGATTGTATTTCTCGATCATTTATCTATCATCATTTCTGGTCAAGATAACGGAGACGAGCGCAAGGCCATTGATGTAATGATGACACGCCTGCGGACACTTGTGCAGGAACTTAACATTACTTTGATTGTTGTGTCTCACCTCAAGCGTCCTAACGGCAACCAAGGCCATGAGGATGGTCAGGCAGTGTCTCTGAGTCAACTGAGGGGCTCAGGGGCCATTGCACAGCTCTCAGACGCTGTAATTACCCTGGAGCGTAACTCCATGAGTGCAGACGCTACTGAGAGGCATACCACCAAGGTAGCAGTGGCGAAGAACAGGTATAGCGGCCTCACTGGGCCTGCCTGTGACCTGCGCTATGATGTGGATACTGGTAGAATGTTTGAGGTTAAACTGGAGGATCTATGAGCAAGTCAGACGGCGGTAAAGGCAGCAGTCCTCGCCCATTCAGCATCTCGGAAGAGGAATACGCACGCAGATGGGAGGCTATCTTTGGCAGAGAAGACGTAGAGAAGATCGTTGATGATGCCAAGAAGTATCTTGAGAGCACTAAGGAAAAGAAAGATGATTGAACACATCATTGTAGGAGCTACAGGGGTGGGCTACGCTATTGTAGGCACTCTCCAGTGGCTCAAGGGGGATTTACCTAACGGTATGATCTGGGTTGGTTACGCTTTTGCTCAGGTGGGCTTATGGATGAACCTAAAATGAATTCAAAATGTATTTTGAATAACAGATTGAAAGGATTTCAATCGTGATGGACATTGACACACTCGTAGGAAGGTTGATTGACCTTGAAGGCAAGTATTATGAGTTACAATCGAAGTATCAGACTCTTATCCATCAATACGAAGAACTGAAAGCATCGCATGAAGATAGCACTGGACATAGAGACCAATCGGTCATTCAGTACGATCCATTTACTCGTCACAAAGCACCTTGAAACCGGAGAAGTTAAAGTATGGAAAAATCCAAATGGCCTAAACGACTATCTAAGCAAGGCTACACTCCTGATAGCTCACAATGGGATCGCCTTCGATTTTTATCACTTGAACAGGTTATGGAAGACGAAGATCGGATTGAAGAGAACATACGACACATTAGTAGCAAGCAGGCTCTTAGAGCCAACGAGAGAGAGCGGACACAGCTTGGAAAGTTACGGAAAGCAGAGCGGTATTCCAAAGATTGATTACGCTGCCGTGTGGTCTTGGATGATGGACAGACGAGAGGAGTATCCTGGTGAATGTTTTGATAAACCCATTGACAGTCTTTTGGTACATTATTGCAAGAGAGATGTTGACGTTTTGGAAAAAACGTATGAGTTTCTGACACAAGAGCTGGAGAAGAAGGGGTTCTCTCCTGAGTCCCTGGAGCTAGAGCATCAAGTGGCAGCAATCATTGCTCAACAAGAGCGTAACGGATTCAAACTGGACACAATCCATGCAACCTGTTTACTTACTGACCTCAAAACAAAAATGGCTGAAATATATGAACAAATGCAAGAGAGATGGCCTCCAACAGTCTCAGAGCGGTTCTCAGAAAAGACAGGAAAGCGACTCAAAGACGAGATCATTACCTTCAATCCTGGATCACGAAAGCAAATCGGAGAAAAGCTTATCGAGCTTGGATGGAAGCCACAAAAGTTGACCCCAACAGGACAACCTTTGGTAGATGAGGACACTTTAAGGGGTGTTTTGTTCCCTGAAGGGCAAATAATTGCAGACTATTTTCTCTTGCAGAAGAGGATTGCTCAGATAGAATCTTGGTTAGAGGCTATGGGACCAGACGGACGAGTACACGGTAAGGTCATCACCAACGGGGCGGTGACAGGACGCATGACTCACTCTAAGCCTAACATGGCTCAGATCCCTAACGCTGGTAGCTTGTATGGCCCTGAATGTAGACAATGTTGGACGGTAGAAGATGGTAATGTATTGGTTGGTTGTGATGCTAGCGGTCTTGAGCTACGTATGCTTGCTCACTTTATGAAGGACGAAGATTATGTACGAACTGTCACTGAGGGATCATCTAAAGATGGAACAGATGTTCACACAGTTAACCAACGAGCAGCGGGACTTGCTACACGAGACCTTGCAAAAACTTTTATCTATGCGTTCCTCTATGGCGCAGGAGATGCGAAGATTGGTTCTATCGTTGGAGGCAGTGCAAGAGATGGAGCTGCTCTCAAGGACAAGTTCCTCAAGCAAACCCCAGCCCTTGGAAGACTACTCGCAACAGTCGCTAAGCACGCTGAGAAGGGCTCTGTACCTGGGTTAGATGGTAGACGTATTTGGGTACGGTCTGAGCACGCAGCCCTTAACAGTCTCCTACAAGGAGCAGGGGCTATTGTGATGAAGAAGGCACTGGTGATTTTTAATGATAAAATAAAGCTCAACAAGTGGCCTGTGAAGCTCGTAGCTAATGTCCACGATGAGTTCCAATTCGAGGTTCCTGCTCAGTTGGCTGAGGTGACTGGAGAGGCTGCAAAGCAGTCCATCATTGAAGCTGGTGTCTTTTACAAACTACGTTGTCCTCTGGACGGAGAATACAAATATGGAGCCAACTGGCGAGAAACCCACTGAGGATTTTGATGCTAGAATCATCATTGATGTCACCGAAGATAGCTTCAAAGTGTCTCATACTGCTAATCTTGATCTGGAGCAAATCTATCTTATCTTTGCAGCAGCGTTAGAATACATGGAATCTATGGGGGAAGCACCTCCAAAGTTCCTGAATTGACAGCCTGGAAAGACAGGCATTTTATTAACTTTCAAAGGAATTGAAAAATGAGTGATCTTAAACCCGTTAAAATCTCTGGAGAGCTGTTCTGGTCCAAATGGATGGCTGAATTCAATAAAGCTTTTAATGAGGACAATGACCGTTACGAGTGTACCATCGGTAATATCTCTGACGCTGATGTAGCCAAGCTCACGGGCCTGGGCATCCGAGTCAAGTACAAGGACTCCCAAGGTAACTACATTGTTGTCAAAAGCAAGTTCTTGTTTAAGCCCACTGACGCTGATGGCAACTTCATTGCTGTGGATGCTTTGGGTAATGGCTCTAAGTGCGAGGCACTGGTGACTGCATACAAGCACAAGATGAGTGCTAAGTTTGGCCTCTCACCGAGCATCGTGGGTAACTCTGAGAAGACTGCCCTGAAGGTTACTGAGGTGAAGACCTACGTACCTGATGCTAAGCAAGAAGATGACGACCTCATCTGAGCTTCCTAAGTTAGCTCTTATAGACGCAGACGTTATCGTTTATCGGGTAGCGTTTGCGTCTGAAGAAGAGACAGAGGAGATCTGTTTTGCAAGAGCTAAAGAACTCATCTTTGAAATAGTTTTTACGGAACTAA